TCAGTCTCATCAGTGGGTCAAGAACTCGAAGGTGAATATCCGGCAGGGTGCGAAGACCCACTCCCAGCGCTCTACGATGCGCGTGGGCGCGCCAGCGCTGGCCGATGGCGTCGAGTCAAAGCCTCGCAGTGCCCAGGCCCACCTGGTGCCTGGAGGCGTTGCGGACGCAGGCGGCACAGGCGGCATCACCCTGGACATGTAGACAGGGATGCCGAAGACCGAGATGAGCTCGCTTCTGACCCAGGCAACCTGGCCAGCACCCGCCGGGACCCAGTGCGTGGTGGCGCCGATCATCGTCCTGGTGAGCCGCATCACCACCCTCGAGCTCTCGCTCTTGGTCGCACCGGAAGCGAGCTGCCCGTAAAAGGTCTGGACGAATGTCAGTTCAGGACTCTCAGGAATGACGGAACCGTCGTGATACTTGAATTGCGTGTTGATGAGCGGAGTGGGACCAGGGCGCTCTGCAACCTTGACGTGGGTTTCGCTGTAATAGTTTTTGAGATGGTCCTCGATCGTCGACCGATAGGTCGTGATCGCCGCCTCGACCAGCTCGGGTGAAGGGTCGACGACCGGCCCGCTTGATCCCTGGATCAGCCCGTTGTCGTGAATGTATTTGCGGAGATTCTCGTCCGCCCAGACATCGATCTCCGCGTACTGCATCGTCAGGTTCCACTCATCGACGGGGACGTCCACGCCTGGAGTAATGGTGACGCTGGCCAGGCTGGCGGTGAGTTCGTTGATGCCTTCGTTTTGTGTGCGGCTGACCTGCCAACCCAAGCCGGACAGCTCCGTGGCCTTGGCCTTGATTTCGGTCTCCGTGCCCACCCAGCGCTGGGACTGGGTCACTCCGGACTCCGGGCTGAAGGTCTCCGTGTACTCGACCGGGACGATTTTTGCGCCGTTGTAAGTCATGTTCGGCCAGGCTAAGTCGCCACCTGTGGAGGCCCTGCCGCGCCTGTGGCCCCTGTGTTGCGGGCGATTGTTTCCAGGTAGGACAGGCTTTGCTGCTCGTACTGGCTACGCTCGAAGGCAGCCCTGCCTGTAAACAAACCCACCTGACTGAGAGCGTCCGCCTGCGGGGCTTTCACGAGCACCTGGCCCTGTTCCTTGGCGAGGGTCTTCTTGGCTTCCTCGGCGGTCTTCTTCGCCTTCTCGGCCCGGTCCTTGCGCTTCTCTGCAATGAGGGCCTCGCCAGCCTCCACCCTCCTGCGGGTCACCGCCGTATCGCCTGCGGTCTCAGAGCGGGCCAGCCGGTCCGAGAGCTTTTCCGTGAACTGGCTTATGTCCCCGGTCTTCAGGACCGCGAACACACCCTCCCACATGCCAGCGATTCCATTGATAACCCGGCCCGCGAACACCGTCGCCTCGCCCGCAATCTGCTTGAACTTGTTCCAGGCGATGTCGAGGACGTCGTTAAGTTGGACGAGGCCAGCCGTGGCGGCCTCGGACTGTGTGCCGAACAGCTTCTTTATGCCCTCCATCTGCTCACGCAGGCGCTCCGCGCTGTCGCCGCCACCCTTCAGGGTCTCAACCAGCTTTTCAACAGACGTGCCCGTCTCGTCCGAGATCTGCTTGAGCAGCTGGAAATCCTCGATGCCAATGCCCAGCTTGACCGCCTCTTTGACGTTCGTAGTCGCATCCGACATGGCCTGCCGCACTGCTTGGCCCAGTGCCAGGACCGTGGCCCCGGCCACGGCAGCCATGCCCGCAGCCCAGCCGATCTTGAAGCGGTCCGAGAATTTCTTGCCCGCCTCCTGGAAGTAGGGAGAGAGCCCCGCCATCGTCCGCTTGATCGGCGAGTTGTCCCCCGTGATTCTAAAGCCCAGGTCCTCGCTCATTCGGATCGGCTCGTTTCTGCAGACGGTTTGCCACCCTGCCGTTCCTGCCCGGCGATCCACTCCCGGAATCCAAACTCATCATCGTTGAGAGTGTGGACAACTCCCTTGCTGTCGAGGTGCGCTGTCCACATCCAGACCAGGTCAGCGAAGGGCATGTCCAAGGGCTCCTGGCAGGAGAGTTCCTGGCAGGCGAATAGACGGAGCCAGACCAGGAGCGGCATGCCTGAAGGGATTGCAGGCCGGACCCGCTCGCCCTTGGGCCTCAGGGCTGCCCTGCATTCAGGACTGCCCGTGTGGACTTCGAGGTAATCGGCAAACACTTGCAGGCGCTCCTGCATGTTCACCTTGCGCCTGGCCGCTCGCCATCCCAGGTGCAAGGCAAACAGCCTGGCCCTGACTGAAATCATCTGGGCGGCTGCCTTCCTCCATGGCCTCGAACAGATGAAGAGTCCTGGTGCGAGCGCCTCACCGTCCACGCCCGTTTCCCAGGGCCTCCATGATGTGGACGCTGAAAGGAGGTGGGCGTGACCCAATGTGAGCGGCAGCAGCCTTACGCCTAGGATCTGCCACCTGGGAGCGAGGACACGGGACAGGTAACGTGCAGTCGCATCGGTCATGACACGGTTGATCCAGCGATGGGCTTGGTGATCGCGTCCTGGTGCGACAAGTAGTTCCTCAGCTGGAGCTGGATCTCACCCGGTGCGCTCGCATTGAGCGTATAGGTTGCGTCACCCACATTGATCCATTTCGAGTTGATGATGTCCGCGTTAGCGCCAGCGGGTGCCGTCGTGGCGGCATTGCTGGGAAAGCGCTTAACGATCTTGAAGTTGCTGAGTGTGACCACCGCCCCCTTGGGAATGATGATGAATTTAGCGTTGGCGTTGGCCAGCGAGGTGTCGTCCACGGGACGGAACGTCACCGAGATTTCGAGGTACTCGTTGACCCACTGGAGAGCGGCCACTTCGCCATCCGCGCCGATGTGCTCCGTGAAGGTGGCCGTATGCTGGACTGGCAGCGAATCGAGGAACACGGCGGCGTATCCGAACAGGGCAGTGGCGTCCGCTCCAGCGGGCGGATTTGTGCCCATATTGACGGTGGAGCCGGATGCGGAAATTCCGACGACGGTTGCAAAGCCAGTGTAGAGAGCCATAGGAGAATCAGTTGAGTTGAGGTTGCGGAAGGGTGCCCTTTGCCTTGGATCCCTTGCTGGTGAAGGTCGAGTTGACGAAGCTACCGTTCACGATTCGGCGAATCTTCCCGGCGATAGCTTTCTGGCGGGCCCGGACCGCTCCCCTGGCAATATCAAAAGCCCTTTCAGCCCACTGAATGCCGCGGATTGTGTTGTAAACAGCGACAGAGAGAATACCCGTCCGGTCGCGAGTGTGATCGATTCCGATCCCGGACCCATCGTGCTTAGCTATCCAGCCGACCAGCTTGACACCGAACTTCCTGGCCCCCTCCTTCCAGCCGCTCTTCATGTAGCCCACCTTCGCCTGCCGGGCCTGGATGTAGGATTCGACCGCGGACTCGTTGGTAATCAAGAGCCAGTTGGGCTTCTTGCCCACGCGGCCACGCTTGTTGCGCTGCGACGAATGGAAGCCGGCGTCGGGGGTGGTCCGTACTGCCTGCAGGCGGCTCGTGTTCTTCATCATCTGGGCGAGGCCGACGATATCGCCAGAATCCACGTAGGACCGAAACGCCTTCGACTCGGTGTAGAGCTTCATCCTCTTGGCCGCGATGAAGACCCTCTGAATGTCCAGCCGGACGCGCCGCTCCCCCACCTGGCGGGCCGTGCCCTCAATCGTGCTCGATACCATCTTCCTGAGCTGCTTACCGGAGAAGGGGGGGGTGCGGTTGATGCAGGAGGTGGTCAGCAATCGGGCCTCATCCCGGAGCGCGGCTCCCAGATCCACGCCAAGGAGGGCCGAGAATTGAGCGACCCCCCTTTCGTATCCCGCCTTGTCGAATTGCACGTCGATCATGGCGTGGGAGCGGGTTCCTCCTGCGGAATAAATACGGAGGTGCAGACGGCGGGGAGCAAAACGCTAAACACACGCAAGCGATCCTCCGCTTCGAAGCCACTGGTCTGCGCGCGGGGCCCGGGCAGGTAAAGACAGGTGAAATCCGGCTCGTTCGCCGTCAGCCGCTCCGCAAGGTCATCGCGGTAGAGAGCGAGCACGAGCTGGCTGGCGGCATATTCCCAGCAGCTCAATAACTCGGCCGCGGTGCCCAGGTTGGACTCGGCATCGACGGGGAACTTCAACCTGGCCTCGAGCTGGCACAGGTGATTGAGCGTGAATTGCTGCGTGTTGTCCTGAATGGCTTCAGCGCACAGCGCGATCAGGCATGGGCCTGACACTTCGCAGGCTCCCTGCCCAGTCAGCACGGCAAAGTTGAACTCGAAGCCGGACGATAAACGTATGCGCGCGCCCTCATCGGTCAGCACGAATTCGCCTGGAGCGGCAATCAAAAAAGGGGCCACTCCCAGGAGATACCGGGCAAGGGCACGCTCGGCTTTGATGGCGAGGCTCATTTGATTGCGCGCACCGCCATGGGCTGGACGGTGGTGGGCAGATCACTCTTTTTCGGATGGCCCTGAGTCAGCACGAGGTGCCAACGATAGCCGTTCTGGTTGACTGTAGTTGCGATGAAGGAGCGGCCATACACGCTCAGCCGCATGCCGGGAAACGGCGTAAACCCCACATTCGCGAACTGTTCCACCGGCACCGCAATCGTCCCATCGCCACCGGGCAGGAAGCCTCCTATGCCTGGTTCATTGGAGAAATTCACCTGGTCGCATAGGCCGGTGAACTCCACGCCAGGTATCCCGTCGACCGTGAAGGGAACGCCGTGCTCGCCAATGAGGACATCTCGTCCCTGTTCGAGTAGTTCGCGGGCCTCGCTCATGGCGTGTGGAAAATGGGGCGCCTGCCCGGTGGCGATGCGCACAACCACATAGACAGGCGCCTTGCCCCGGAGGAAATGTCGATAACCCCCGGGTAAGTCGGTTCAGGCGGACAGCAGCGTGACACCCTGGCAAGGCACGCCCAGCGCGGCGCCAAAAACGATGTCCAGAGTTTGGATGACACTGCGTGAGTTGAGGTCGCACCAGGTGTTGACCTGGATGGTAAGACCGATGCCCGGCAGGGTGATCGTGCGCTGATCGAGCATGTCGGCACAGGCCGGAGACGCTGCCGGAATCCCGCTGACAATCACGATTGCCTCCCGGCAGTACCCGAACCCGTAAAGGTTCGGCTGACCGCCCGTCCAGAGACTGTGCTCGCTGATGCTTGCAAACCCGAGCCCGCCGACGCCGCTGGCCAGGGGCTGGCAGCACCCGCCGGGAACATACATGAGCTTCGCAACCGCAACCGGATCGAGGATGAGATGCTTCGGCCCGCAAAGGAGCTTGCCGTAAATGTCGCCAACAGCCGAGGGGCCGAAGGTCGCAATTGCCTGGATAACCTTGTTGCCGGAGGGGAATGCGACCGGAGGGACCGCCGGTGTCGTGGCGTCGTTTACGATGAGAGCCAGAACCTTGCTCCAGATCGCAGCAGCGAACTTTTGCGCGTTGGCCGAGACGAGCTGCTCGAGGCGGTAGCCCTGGTTAAGCTCCTTCGATGAAATGGAGTATGGGATCGAGAGGTGCTCCGGCACGATGGTGATTCCACGCATCGCTCCAGCGGCGCCGGTAGAGAAATTAGGGGTTGCGCCAATGGTCTGCACGGCGCTTGTCGTGGTCACGACCGGGACGATGACTGGGCGTAGGGGCGCCATTGGATCGCCCGAGCAATCGTTGGCGAAATTATTGAGCGGGGCCAGGATCTGGCAGACTGTGTTAAGAGCCACCTGGCAGCAATAGTTGCACAGGGTCTCCGCATTGAACGTGTTGGCCATGTTAGTCTGGAGTAGGAAATTGGGTTGAACTCACTGCGGAGGCTCAGGCGGAAGCCACGCCGATAAGCGAAGTCCAGTTCGCATTGTAGAGTGCGATCTTCTTTTTCGGGTCCGTCTCGGCGTCGATCTGGTCTTTGATCGACTTGGCCTGGTTGCCGGATGTTCCGCGGGGGATCGGTTCCGTGCCCTTGGGGATGCGCGGGAGTTCGGCCAGGCTTTTGAGCGTGCCGGCCTCGTCTGCCACGTAGGCGTTGATCATGTGGACCTTCAGGGACGGGGCGAGCCTGCCTTCGGCAACGACTGCGTCGATGGCGGTAATCGCGCGGTCCTTGACCGAGTCCTTCTGCTTCGCGGTGATTTCGGCGAGCTGGGCTTCCAGTGCGGCGATCTTGTCTTTCAGCGATGCGTTTTCGGTGGTGAGCGCCTCGACTGAGGCAGCCACTTCATTCGAGATGGCGGTCTCATCAGGCGTGACTGCGGACATGCACCCGCAGTCCACCAGGCCCGCCTTCACGAGTCCTGACAGCAATACTTTCATGGGTTCTGTTGGCTGTGCCTGGGTGAGTTGTTTCCTCGCCGCGTCCGGCACGTGAGCGAAGCGGGAAAGGTTGATTGAATTGCGGATGGGAACCGCCGGGATGATCTCGTCGATGAGTCCTGCCGCCAGGGCTTCGCTGGCGTCGAACCAGCGTTCGCCGCTTGCCATCCAGGACTGGACGACCTCGCAGCTCTGGCCCGTCTCCTGCACGTAGATGTCGACGAGCTGCGCCTGGGAGCGGTCCAGGAGTTCCGCCAGTTCGCGGTGGGCCTTGCCTTCACCGTCCATCTTGGCGCTGGGCGGATGCACCATGACCCAGGCGTTTTCCGGCATCAGCACGCGGCCGGCCCCGAGCATGACGACTGAGGCTATCGAAGCCGCGGCCCCGTCGATGATCGCGATAGTGTCAGGAAAGCCCTTTATTTGGTTGTAGAGAGCCAGGCCGGAGAGCAGGTCGCCGCCAATGGAGTTGATGCGAAGAGTCACCGGGCCGCTGCCCCTGGAAGCCTGCAACGCCTTGACGACCTCGCCGACATTCACGCCATCGGGTGCCCCGATCTCGCCGTAGAGAGTCAACTCGCTCATGCCGGCACTTCCTCCTCTTCCTTCTTGGGCTCGGGCTCCGGGTCGTCCGGCTTCGGCTCCGCTTTCGGCGCTGGGTCCGAATTGCCGATCGCAGGCGGGGCAACCCCGAACTCTTCGGCGAGTTCGAGATCCATCTTGCGTTCCGCGAACCACTGACGCCGCTCCGTAATCCAGTCCTGGCTGAGACCGGAGTAGATGCTTCGCAGGTTCGTCGTTCCGGCGGCGTAGGAAGCGAGTTCAGCAACAGCGTTGCGGCCAGGGTCCACGTCCACGCCGCGCGGCGGATGCATCCGCACCTGGCGCCAGTCCGCCGGCGGATCGCGCAGCGCGGGAACCCTGTTCTTCATCCCTTCGATGACGAAAGCGAAGATGTCCGCGAACGCGTATTGCAGGACGAGCGAACGCGAACGGAAGAAGTCACCCGCCGTTTCGTAGGTTCCGCGCGCCACCGTGCCCTGCACCGACGAAGGCAGAAGCATGATGAGAGGGAAACCGCCGCCGATGCCGACCTTTTCGGACAGGCCCCGCATGAAATCCAGTGCGTTGGCCGAGGGACGATCGCTCTTAAAACTCTCCCATGTGTCAGTTGAGCGAATGACTTTGGCGGTCGAGCCGAAGACTTCCTGGTAGTAGGTTCCGGCATCCTGCCTGGCGCAGGCGGCAGCCGACCCTGCGGCCGGCGGAATTCCCATCGCTGCCGCGCGCATCTGGGCCGGGCTCAGTTCGCCGGTCGGCGTCTTGATGATCGACCAGAGCGTGGCGTCGTTCTTGACGCATTGCTTGGTCAGATCCTGGATCTCAGCTAGGTCAGCAAGGTCGCTCAGCACCGGCTGAATGAACGGAAGCCCGCGAACCTGGCCAACTTGCGAGGGCGTGAAAATGTGAACCACTGATGCCGCGGGAATCGGGTCCTCCCTCCCATCGACATAGTAACCCGTGGGCTTGCCGAATTTATTCAGCACCACGCCGTCAGAGAGCGTTTCCGAATCGACCTTGCCCTCCGGCGTCTTGATCTGGCGCGAGCCGAGTATCTGGATCTTCGGCAGACCTTCGTCGTCATAAACGAGGACGATGGGGCACTCGCCATAAATGAAGAACGCCTTGGAGATTACGGATTGCAGGATCGAGAAGGGCTGACGCGAACCAACGTCCGGCTCCTTGCACCACAATTCCCACACTGCTTTGGCCGCGATGTTGAATTCGGGCGAGGAGCTGGCCGGTTGCAGGACGAGCCCCGTTCCTACTGTGTACTGCTCCCAGAGCTTCGCCATCCGCGCGAGCAAAGCCGACCTGGCCGCCCAGTACTCGGCCTGCGCCTGTATCCAGACGCGGGAATGGTCATAAGACGGCTTCTTCGGGTCATGCAATACCGGCGGGATGTAGGCCCGTTCCGGCCCGCCGCAAGGCCCGCTGCACATGGCTTTCGGCCGCAGCCACTCCGACATCCGGTATCGAATCGAATCGAACATCAGCGGCAGCAGCGAAGCATGGTGTAACTCATGCCCAGTTCGGTGATCCCTGGAGGCACGGCGAGAAGCAGGTTGTCGCAGATCTCGTCAGGGGTCGGGGGTCGGCCGAGATCTTCCTCCAGTTGCGGGAGGAGACACTGAAGTGTGCGGAGGGCCCAAACGATGATATCAACCTCGTCCTGCCCGGTCATTGAATCACCCTGACCTGGTGCGAAGTAGGAAGCTGACTGCCCGCCGTAAGAAGTTGCCTGGATGCCTCCCTTTGTCGACAGGCCCGAGCTGGCTATGAGTTGCGCCTTGAGACAGTCCTCAATGAGGATTCCCTTGGATTGAGAGAGAGCGCACGTCTTGAGGAGGAACCCGTAACGCTGCGCTGCCGTGGACGCCACGCGTCATTGTGCGCCTCTCAACGGGTGGGAGAGGCAAGCCTGCCGGGATCGGGAAAAGTAGGGAAAGAATTGAAAGGGATGGGTCAGCGACGGTTCAGCCCATTCTTGCTGTACGGCCTGCCGTTTTCGGCGAGCCAGATCATGGCAGCTTCGAGGGTCGTCCGACCGGCAACCATTTTGAACCCCGTTCGAGTCATCTGCCGAACATAGCTGACGTGACGCTTCAGCTTCCCGGCGAGTTCCTTCGCGCTCAAAAGCTCGTACTCGCCGTTGTGCCCGTTGCTATTCACGCCGGCACCTCCGCGTGCTGCCTTTCGTCCCGCGTGTCGCCCTCCGGCACCTGGCCGAGATCGAGCAGGCCGAAGAACGCCGCTGCCGCAAGCTGCATCGTCTCGCAGTCGAAGAGATGGTTGGGCCAATGACTGGACCGGCGTTTCCAGATGTACTTTACCTTTCCGGTTTTCGGGGAGCGGTCGGACACCTTCGACTCCCCGTCCAGATGCCGCCAATATTCGTCGGTGGCCACGTCGGCCGCCACGCTCCATTGATGAGGGCCCCGGCGCGCGCGCATCATGTCGAGGATGTCCTTGAAGAAGTCGGTCGAGACCTCGAATAGCATCATCTCCACCTGTCCTGCGTTGGACGTCCCGAGGAACGGATCAATCGGGCGCAGGATGTAGGGGAGCCAGAGTCCGGTCTGGTCGTCCTTCCACCGCTTTCGCTCAGGGAACCCCTTGCACGGCTGCCATCCAATGGCCTGCGGCAGCCCCCCGTTCGGCCTCGGCACCAGCTCGCACCGCCGCATGCACGCGGAATACACGTCGGCATCGCTTCGGGCGCCCCAGCTCGAGTCGATGAACACGCCGACGCCGGGGATCGCGTGCTCTGCCTGAACGCGCTCAACTTCCTCCCATGTGTGCAGGGCTCCGGCGGCCACCGCCTCCGATCTGCCAGCCGTCCACGCCCTCACGACATGCCAGAAGTATGGAGCCCGGGCCTGGCAATCGACCGTCAGGATCTTTTTCCACTCGCCGGTGACCTCGAGCTTGGCGGCGACCAGCTCCGTGCGCTGCCTCACCGTGTCCTGGCTCGCGTACGGTTCGGCCAGGGTGCCGTTGATGAAGTTCTGCAGCCCGAGCAGCGAACGCTTGGCCTGGAGGAACTGAACCGCCAGGTGACCGAACGTCGTCTGCGGCGAGCAGGCATAGAGGCTCGGCAGATGGTAGGAACGGAACCCGCGAGCAGCCTTCGCCGTCGGCCGCCACTCTCCGGCCTTGTTCATCCGCGTTTTGGCTCCGTCCTGGATCTTGCCCTTGCAATGGGGGCAGACGGCGTGCGCCGTGCGCTCGACCTGGTCGAGATTCCATCGCCCGTCCTCGCCGCGCGCCGCCGGGTCCCACGCGATGCAAGCCTCGGCACCCGTCTTGGGCAGCACACTGAAATTGGCTGACCAGACCAGGACTACGAACCCCTTGCACAACGGGCACGGGACAAACCAGCGCCGCTGATCTCCCATCTCGAACGCCTGCCAGATGAGCCCGGTGGTCAGCGTGGGCGTCGATGTCTTGACGCGCTTCGGACAGGAGAACTTCCGGGTGCGCAGTTCCGCCAGGCCGACCGCATCCGCTTCCCCTCCGCCTTCGGTTGGGAACTTGTCGATCTCGTCGAGGACCACGACGCGGGCCGGCCGGCTCGCGAGGTTTCCCGGGCTGTTCGAACCGACGAAGTTGACCAAACTGCCGCCGATCTGCTGCTGGCCCTTGGTGAATTGATCCCGCCGCCTGCCGCGCGGGCACATCTCATCGAGGATAGGACTCGCCGCAAGGACCGGCATCCACCTGGTGGAGGAGAATGAGCGGGACAGGTCGGCAGTCGGGAGCGCCCACACGACCGCGCAAGGCTCGCAGGCGATCACCCAGGCGATTCCTGCCATGGACGCCGTGGTCTTGCCCGCCTGGGCACCGCTGACCAGCGTGAGGTCAGTCACCGACGCGTCGGAAAAGCCGTCGATGAACTCCCGCAGGTACTCGCAGCCGGCGAGGGAGAAGGGCCCTGGCTTCTCCGTCTGCGGTGGAGGAATGACCATGTGCTCGGTTGCCCACGCCGACGCCGTGCCAGTTGGCCGGGGCGCGAACCAGGCGGCGATCGCCCGGCGCATGAAGGTAGCCTGCCGGGCGGGGGTCACTCCTCGGCCTCCTCAACCAGGACCGCCTTTTTGGGGGAACCAAAGTGACGGCCCTTCTTCGCGGGCACCGCGTGGCCGTTCTTCCCGTTGGTGTGCTCGCGACAAAGTCGCAAGGTGTCGTCCACCCACTGGGTCAGTGCCTCCCGGGCGAAAGGCGGATCCGCGGGGTTGACCCGGGCCGACATCGCCGCAGGCAGAGACAGGAGGGCATCGCGAACAGGCTGGAAGGACGATCGCACCAGGCTCAGGGCCGTGTCCGAGGCGATCAGGAGGCCGGACTTGTGCGAGCGGTCCAGCTCCATGATGTCGGCACGGACACGCGATTCCCGTGCCCTCTCGACGTCGAGCTCGCTGCGGGCCTTCGCGCGGAAACCTTCGCGGTAGTAGCGGATCAAACCCCGGATCGTGGCGGCGAGCTGGTACTTGCCGCTCACCGGCGCCGCAAACCAGCCCTCCTTGGCCAGCCGGCGGTGATGCATGTCGGTGAGGCCGGTGAGTGCGCTGAGTTCGGAGCCGTTGACCGCAGCATCCGTAGACGTCAGCGGCGTCTTCGTGGGCTCGGTTTCACCAGGCATGCAGCAAAATGGTTCTCCTACGCGAAATTCGCATCCCTGTCAGCGCTCCAACATCAACATGGCTCGGACTAAACGACGCGCTCCGAATCTGCTGATTCTCTTTT